GTTTAACAGTTTCTTTACCTTTAAATGGGTTAGAGCTAAATGCTTTTTCTGTTTCACTTTGAGCCACTATTCATCTCACTCTTTAGATGTTTTAATCTGCGTAAAGCTGTAATAGCTCCTTGCATTCTATAAAATATAACTTGATTATCTGCTTGTTCTAAACTTCTATGCTGTTGAGATATTGATGTATCTATGTAAGTACAAAAGTCATCCCATAACTCTTTATCATTTACAAATTGTTTTAGCTTCACTGAACAGTTCCTGTGTTACCTGCAAACCCTTGTTCATTAGGAGCAGGTGCTGTACCTGTGCCTATAGTGCCTCCACCTGCACCTGTCTGGTCTGCAGGATTAGCGGCTGCTTCTTGTGTAGGGGTCTGTGGTTGTCCTTCCTGTTGAGCTTGTGGTGGCGGTTGTTGTTGTTGGAATTGTTTTAGTATCTCTGCTTGTATAGCAGCATCTTGTAAACTGTTAGTAATTTTATCAGGGTCTAAATCCATAGCTTTCGCTATTTCTCGTATGATGTAATCCATCTTAGCAAAAGGAGCTAACACTGGGTTACTCGCTACTTGCAAGAATTGCATCAATCTTTGACTACGTACTTCTGTAGCCATTAGACTTTGTGTACCTTGAGCTTTAACTTCTAAGTCACCTTTTATAGTTTCATCAAAATCAAACTGCATGTTAAAACTAAAAAATGCTTTACCTAAAGGTCCAACTAAGTAATCATCTACATTTTTAACGACACTTCTAATAGAACCATTAGCTGCATTCATAAGCATAGATATACCTGAAGCTGTTCGCCCTACGCCTTGTATGCCTGTTTGACCGTGAGCAAAAGAAGGAAACCCAGAACTCTCATCAGCTAACACCCTAGCCTTGTCAAAGAGTTGCATATTTTCTCCTGCTACATTCGGAAACTTAGTTCCAAACAATGCTTGGCCGGGAGCACCTCCTTGTCTTCTAAAGACTTTTCCGGGATATACGCTCATGTCTTGGCCGGGAACTAAATTCGTTTCATCTACTTCAATTATAAGATTACCAGATAATGCAGCATTGTCAATAGCCATTCGCATAAAACCATTCATTAATGTCTGCGTATCGTCCATATTTTCAGCTATACCTACACCAAAGAAACTATACGGATTAAGTTCATAAGGTACAGCATAATACGGTATACGAACAGGTTTAAATGGATTAAGTACAAGTCTTAATACTTGGTCATTGCATACCCACGCATTTATACTTATCTGGTCTAAGTCTTGCATATTTTTAGGAATTTTAATACCATTTTCTTCTAATATATCTGTATCTACGTATCCCCAAAACTCAAGAATTTCATATCTTTCAGGACGATAATTACTACTATTATCTTCCATACTGTCTTCCCAATACTTTCTAGTATAAGATTCTCCCATATCTATGCACATTTCTATGGCTTCTGAATCAAAGAAAGGTCTACTCTTTAATGCTCGTATCTGTGACTTAGACATTTTGTGTCGTTCTATAACAAATTCAGCTTCATCCATATTAGCTGCATCAGGGTCAGGATAAAAATTCCAAATAGATACATGACTAGTAGAAGGTACAGTTTTAACTAGAGGGTCGTACTCTCCATCGTTATTCCAATTAGGATACTCTTTATCTGTAGCAAATGGTCCTTTCATTATACCTGTACCAAATAAAGCCATCTCAAACGCTAAAGAACGTAACTGTTTACTAGCTCCTGACTCTTCTAGTTGGTCATGTATTTTCTTTTCCATCTTTTTAGCTGCTACCATAGCAGGATGAAAAGATATACTGCTTTGCGTACCACCTGCACCCTCTATAACTTTTTCAGATACAGATGAAAGTTTATCTTTTAATGGTCCTAATCTTTTTTGAAGGTCATCTTCTGTGTCTCCTGCTTGTAACTCTGTATCTGGTCCAAACAAATATGAACTATTAGTTGCAGTCTCAAACGTAGTTTTTAATTCGTTCATACCTTTTTCTGCATTGGGGTCTATATTTATATGCACTGAGTCAGCTACACCATCAGGTAATGTAGTTGGGTCTATCGTTAAAGGAAACTTAGTTGTTCCAAAAAGTACATCTATAATCTGTCCGTAGGCAGCTAGAGTTTTAGTTTTAGTTACTTTAACAAAGACCCTAGACTTTTCTGTTTCTGTAAATTGTACATCTGAACTATACAAACCTCTATAGTTTTTGTACGCTCTTAACCATCGTTCTTCATCACTTAGTCGAGCATCTTCTGCTCGTTTAAATTTACCTGTAACAAAGTTTATAACTCTATTATCTGACTCAATTAAATTTTCAGACTCTGTAGATGCTACATCATCTGTGTCAAACATTACTTCATCTTCTATTGCCATATTTAATATCCAAAATTAGGGTCTGCTACTTGAAATCCTGTTCGTGTAGTCATAGGATTGTAATCAAACAGACTGCTTCTAGGTCTCGTCATAATACCGTAACGTAATGCATCATATAGATGGTCTTCTGCTTTAGTGTCTACGTCTTCGGGGTTTCTTTTGTCCAGAGGTAATGCAGGAAGTTGAGAGATAAGATTTGTGCAGTTATTAAAGAATACCAAACGAGGTTCTTCTGTAAACTCATCAACTTGCAAACGTCTGTGTAATTCATTTTTTCCTGCAACTCTACTTCCTTTACTTCTATCTGAGGGTCTCCATCGACACCCTTTTTGTATCATCTGTTCTGCCAAAGATGGACCAGTATCCCCACGTTTATGCCACAAGCTGCTATCAAGAACACCGTAAGAAATAGTTCCGTCATCTTCTTCTGCCTCTAGTATCATGTCAGCTAAATCTGTAGCTAATACTTTTTTAACGTAAAGTTCTCTGTAAACTATTAACTGTTCGTCTGGACTTACAGTAAACCACACCACGCCACTGTAGCTTCCGTACCCATAGTCACAAGCCCTAAATTTCTTCCAACTTGAGGGAATATCAAATGGTTGAACAACATGTATATTTCTGTCAAACTCCGTAAACGCAGCACCTTCATTAACATCCCAATCCCCTTCTAAAAGTTGTCTACGCTGATGTTCAGGCAAAGACAGTAGCATTGTTTCATAATCACCTGATTCAGCTAAGTAAGGATTGTCTAATAGCCTAGCAGGAATAAATCTGCGTTTAAATAAAGTTTGCCCTTCCTTACTGTGACCTCTAGGATATACTAATTTATTACCTGTGTCAATATCTGTTGCGTCAAAAGATGTATTATAAGGAGCAGGGTCTATAAACATTTTTTTAACCCACTGATGTCCTGCACCGCCGGGATTAGTCGTAGCTCTCATATATATAGGTAAGTCTGAAGCAGGTGTACGCAAGCGAGAGCGTAAATAATTCCAAGCAAAAGGGGTAGACCATTGTGTAAGTTCATCAAATCCAATCCAGTTAAATGCCAATCCTTGATACCGTAATACATCTTCTTCTCTATCTAAGTATGAAAACCATATACGTCCACCAGAAGGAGTTATCCATTGCATCTTTCGTTCAGACCACTTGATGTTAGGGATAACTTTAGGGTATAATTCTTGTGACTTCCAAACTAATTCTCGTAATTCTTCTGTAGTGTGTCTAACTAACAATCCTGAAAACTGAGGGTGCGTTAAATACCTTAATGGGTCTGCTAGCATCGCATAAGATTTGCCGCCACCTGCACTGCCACCATATAGTACCTCTCGTTCACTAGCAGCTAAAAAATCTGTTTGTGGACCTTTATTCGGTTCAAAGATTACCTTACGTCCATTATAAGGGTCTATAGGTTCTGTAGGTAAACTAGGTAATTGTTTAACTACCTGTTTCTCTCGCACCAACTCTTTCTTTTTCGATTTTTTCTGCCGTGGCAATCGCCTCTTCGTACCTTTTAGCCCAGTTGCGTTTTGTTGAAGCTGCTTTCTTACGACTTCGCTCATTCGTTATCCTTTTACGTAAACCTTCATGTGATATATGTCGTTCTGTTGTTGTGCTTAACCAGTTTGCAACTTCTCTGTAACTATACTGTCGTACATACTTTTTAGCTTGTTCTAACGCATCTAATTCTTCGTCTATAGGTACAAGTATTTTATCGTCTTCTTCATCTACTTTGTATCCAAAAGGTATAGTTTTTGATACTCTAGGTATAGGTAGCCATTTTATTTTTTCTTTTTCTTCTGGTTTAGGTAAATCCCAATAACCTAAACTTTCAGCTACTAAACTCATTTTCTTTTATTTCTACCTTTAGTTAAAGGTTGTTTTCTTTTATTTATTACGCTAGGTAGTATTTTTAAATTACGAGTGCTATTATTTAAAGGATTCATATTTATATGGTCTACGTCTTTTCCATCTCCTCTTTTAACTAAACCTGCTTTAGCTAATTTATATCTAGCTCTATTTCTAGAAGCTCGTCTAGCTTTCTGTGTAGCAGAAGCATGATATGTATCATACTCTTTTCGATAGTTTCTACTACGCATTTTCTTCCTCTTGTTTAGGTGGAAGTATAAATAAACCACTTTGAGCAGTTACTTCCATCTTTTCAGTTTTAGCGTAGCCTGTTCTATCTAACAAATCTTTAGCTGCTACCATTTTATCTCGTATGCCTAATTCAGTAGGGTCGTTTAGTACATTAGCCATAGAAAAAGCCGCCCTAGGAGCGACTCTAGCTAAATATTCTTTTGTAGCATCAGCTATTTCATCTTTCATAGAACGAATAACTTCAGTAGTTGACGTTGTATCAGAGTATCCTGCTAATCTTTTAGCTTGAACTACATCTCCTGCTGCTTGGTCAAACAACACATTTAAAAACATCTGTTGTTTATCTGTTAGATTTTTTGTCATATTTTCCTAAACCTTTTAGTTTTTTTAGCAATGTTTTTAGGTTGAGAAGCATGTTGTTTACCACTAGCCTTAGCTTTTCGTTTAGCTCTTGTAGTTGCAGCATATTCAGAAGAAGAGAGATTTTTAATAGCTGCACTTGGAAGGTAACGCTCTCCTGTAGCTTTTGAACCTTGCGTAGAAGGCTTTCCACTTTTTGTTCTCCATTTTTGTGCAGTCCAAGATTTAAGACTTCTTTGAGATTTAGCTAATGCCATTATCTCTTCTTCTTTACAGCACCACCTCTAGCCATACCTTTTTTCTTCATTTTAGACATGCCACCGTTTTTCATACCGACTTTTTTCTTAGGCATGCCACCTTTAACGTAGCCTTTTTTCTTCATGCCACCGTTAGCATAACCTTTTTTCTTCATTTTAGACATGCCACCGTTTTTCATAAAACCCATTTTATTACGAACAGCACTAGGTAGTTTTTTTAGACCTTTTTGTTTTGCGGTTGGTTTTTTCATAGCCATGTTTTTTCTCCTTGCTATACAGATTGTTAAATACACGTTGGGTATCCCAAACGTATTCAGTTTCTAATTTTGAATGAAACACATTTTGATTAGGTTTAAAATCTGGTGCTCCTTCTCCTGTTTCAAACCACGCAGGGTGGGTTACTCTTACTCTGTTATTTGGTAACGCCACAATGTTACCTGTATATTTACCTGCATCCATTAACTCTAACACATGACTTTGTTTGTGTTGTGCAGGGTCATCTGCTATCTCACTGTCTGTGTAGTCTACAGTAAAATAATACTTAGCAGGGTAAAATTCTCCATCAACTTTAGCTATCCAAGGTGCAGGAGTTGCCCTGTTGAGCACATACACAGAATGGTCATGCGACATACAATCCCAAGGTTGAGCTATATAGGGTGGCATCTCATCTGCCCACTCGTCTACTAACGTATCTCCTACCAATGCTGTAATAGGCATTCTAGCCCACATTGCCCCACCGTGTATGTTTGGTTCATCTGTATCATCAGATTCACAACCTGTAAATATAACTTGAAAACTCAAACATCTGTTAGGCATACTCGTTACAGCTATAACCATACAATGTAAAAACTCTCCATGATACTGTTCATGGTTACACGTATACTCTCTTCTTACCCACGCTTTAAAGTATGGGATGTTGCTTTGTAAATAGGGCATTAAGCATTTTCCTTTTCCTTTTGCTTTTTTAACTGAAGTTTAGCTTGTTTAGCTAATCGTACAACTTCAGTCTTCCCCATTACTTTAGCACGTTGTTCCATTACTGTCAAGATTTGTATCTTTCTAGCGTAAGATTTTTTTACTTTCTTGACTTTGGCTATTGTAGCCCTTGCATCTGCAGGTGTAGCAAACTTTATACTGACTGTATCTTTAGGATTTTCGTCTGTGTAAAGTCTTCTACCACTACCTTTAGGTTTCTTACCTGTTCCCTTTAAAGGGTCTTTTCGTTTAGTCACGATTTATAACCGCCACCTGATGCTTTATATTGTTTAGCTAACATTTGAGCTTTACGAGCAGACCATTGACCGGGAGCACCCCCTTTACCACCTGCTTTAATTCTGTTAAAGATAGCTTTTCTTTTTGTAGGTTGAGTATAATTACCTGCTTTATTTACTGTAGATTTTTTTATTGCCATAGTATCACCACTTTACTTTATGAGACCAATATCTTGCTGAAAATATATCTGGTTTTGCGTCTTGTGCGTTGTGTCTTGCATAGTAGCTACGTTTACGAGCTTTGTCTTTTGCAGATGTAGGATTCTTACCTGCTCCTCGCACTCCTTGTTGACCAAACCGTATGAGTTTCATTTTATGCCCTCTTTGAGCTAAAACTATATGTGATTTAGTTGGATGGTCAGGAGTGCGTTTAGGTTTATTTACACCTTTTAAATTATGTTTTTTAAGTAACGCAGCTTTTCTATTTTCGTGAGCCATTTTATTTTATACCGTGAACCCTACTGTATATTTCACTGCGTCCTAAACCTAAGTCATGCAGTTCTTTATCTGTAAATTTTTCTAACTCTTGGATTGCTCTTCTTTTAGACCTAGCTTTTTCCATTTGTTTAAACCATACTCTTACTTTTCTTGCAAATCTTGACATTGTACACCTCCTATGTTATTTGTACATAGAAGTTATACCATATATAGTTATATCATACTATAGATAATAATGCAAGTCCGTTATGCAGTTGTAGATTTTGGTACTTCAACTAAAGAAGCTACTACATGTAATCTGTTAGCTGTACCTGCTGTAACTTTAAGTATATCGCCTGACACTAAAATTAAATCATTTGTAATTAATTCTACTGTACCTTTAGAGCCTACTGCTTTATCTTTATATATACTAAATACATCACTGCCATTTGTTACTGTAAGAGTTATAGTATCAGCATTAGCACTGTCTTCAGACACTAGTATAGAAGATACAAAGGTAGTCATTAAAGCAGGACATGTATATAGTGTCGTTACGTTTGTAGTCGTTAAATCTAACTTTACATTTTTATATCTAGATGTACTGAGGACATTAGCCATTTACTTTTTATACTTTTTTCCGGGAGTACGCTTAGAATCTTTAATATAATCTTTTAGTGTATAACCACTTCCACCCATGTTCTTTAAATCATCTTTAGTTATAGCTATATATTTATTACCATCATAAGTAAATGTTTTACCTCTTCCTTTACCTTTGTCATACGCTTTTTTAAATGCGTCACCGAATGAACCTGTAGATTTAGTTTTTGGTTTTTTACGCTCTTGAGGAATAGAATCAGTAATATCTACAGTAGTTTTTGTAGGAACAACTACTCGTTTTTTAGTTTCTTTATCTCCACCACCCAAAAGTGTACCTATACCTGCAGCACCACTTGTTATAGCTATAAGTAAACCTGCCTTACTTGATTTCTTTTTTGGTCCTGCTATCTGTTTAGGTTTAGGTGTAACGTCTTTCATAG